GTCGTTGCAGTACGTTAGCAACTTCGTAGTGGTCTTGCACAGCTTTGTCAGCTTGTGCGTGTAGCATATCACTGATTGAGCGGTCTGTAGCGAGTGCATCGTTGTCTATTTCTAGAGCGCCTTTACGGCTGCTCAATGCACTGTCTACTGAGTCTACCACACCACGCACTGGCACGTTCAAGCCATCGTCTATTAGCACTTCAGCATTCAGTACAACACGTGCATTAGGTCCAGCGTCAAGTACGTCAACACCGCTTGCTCGCAACGATGTAGACAGCTCACGTTGAAACAACGTGCTAATAGCTGGGTCGTTGTAAGCTTCGTCTACAAGCTTGATAGCATCTTTAACACTCAACTGTGCTGGTATGACTGGTACGCTATCCACAGGTAGCATACTTAACACTTCATCAACAAGACCAGCTAGCTCTGCTGTAGCTTTGTCTACATCAAGTGCAGTTGCACTCCCGTCTACAGCGTACCGTGACACTACAGGTGCACCGTACTCGCGTGCTAGCTCAGCGTTAATGTCAGTATTAACACTTTTGACAGCGTGCAACCTAGCGTGCCCTGCGCTTTCTGTAACGTGCAGCCCTATACCAATAGCGCTCGGTGACCCACCATCAATATGCTGTACTTGTGCAATGTCAGGCGCTTGTACACGCGTGCCGTGGTATACTGTAGGCATGTCAAGCTTTGTTGTGTGGGTAGTGAAGTCGCGTACAACCGTGGCACCAGTACGCGGTAACTCGTTAACTAAACCACGCGGTTGTACAGTAGCTTCTATTGATGCCTGCAGTGCTCTGTCAGCTTCATCACGCAGCATGCGTTCAAATGCTTGTACAGTCTGCCTACGCTGAGCTGCATCAGCTAACTGCACAAAGCGCTCGTCAACTGCCGGTGAGCTAATCAGTGATGCTGTATCAGCTAAGCGTCGTACAAGTACAGGAGCTGACACAGCGTCAGGGTTGAACACCATACGCACAGGTACACCTGGTGCAATACGGCCTGTAATGACTTCACCAAGTTCATCAACTACTTCAAAACCTGCACGTTGGTACGTCTTTAGCTTCATAGCCCACTCTGCTGTAGAGCTAGCAGCTATGCTTGCTTCAAGCGTGGCGCTAGGATTGCGTTTGTGTAAGTCCATAATGAACTTACTGTAATCTGCTATATCTTTCACAGGCAGTACACTGTTGTCTGCACCACGTGTCAGACTGTTATCTACTTTAAAGCTCACATCAAAAGCGTCATCACCAACGTATGCTACATTGCTAGTGAGTCTCCCAAACTGTTTAGTAGCTGACTCACCTACATCAGAACCTGCATCACGCAGTAGTCTAGAAGCTGCTATTGGGTCACCTGCGTAGCGCAGACTAGGTTGCATGACAAGATCGAGTTGTGTTTGCAGTGATGCAAAGTTAGGGCTGGGTACTGCCTCAATTAGACTGTCTGTACTTTTAGCCACATCAGATACAGTGTGCAGACCTAACACCTCAGCACCACTGCGTGCGTCAGCTTTGCGTAGCGTACCTGGTTTAGTAAGTTGCAGCACCACATCACTACCAAACTCCACAAGGTTGGGGTTGAACAGCGTACCGTCGTTAGCCACAGGTTTGAAGCCCATGTGAATAGCGTTGATGAATCCGTTGTCCCACGCGGCCTCATCGAGGTCTGACGTAAACTTGACTGTAGGCGTTTGCCCTTGCTCAGCTAGGTTCTGGAAAAAGTTGCGTGCATCTACAACGTCACCGTCCTCAAACACGTCGTCAAGTCCTTTGAACACCACGCTATTGTCTGGGTGAAACTCCACACCCAGCATACCGAACTGCTCACGTTTAGGCAGTACACCAGGTAGTACGAGTTGTTCACCTTCCAGCAACATGGGCTTGACAGGTGCATCACCTAACAGACTTGGCACAGTCGGTACAGAGTTCACACCTATAGGCAACTCGTACTGCCCACCAGCACCTGTAGGCTTAGGGTGGTTATAAGCTGGTGTGGGTGCACTACGGTACACCTGGGTTGGTAGCACAGGCTCAGGTACAGCCTCTAGAACTTGCACAACTACAGGCTTGGCTGGGTTGTTAGGCACACCCACAATAGCTTTACCTGTACCCCGTGTAGACGGTCGTACCACAACGGCGCGGTAGTCAGGAATAGTAGCTGCTTTTACCGGTGGTGGTTCTATTACTGTGCGTGCGCCACCTGTAACTGTAGTAGTAGTGCGCACGTCTGTCGCTACTGCACGTGCAACAGGCCGCGTACGTCTAGCTGCTCGGCTGCTGAGTGTACCGATTGTTACAGCACGAGTACCTAACCGTGCAACTGCTGGTACACCCTGTTTTACGAGTGCTGAAATACCACGCTCTACCAGCTCACCTGTGGCTACGTCAGCGGCAAACCCCACTAAACTGCCAGGATCTACGTCTATCTTAGTACCAGGTATTTTACCTATGCTGCCTGTACTCATCTCAGACGTGAGACTGTAGTTACCGCCACGCAGCACGGTCGTCATGTGTGTACCAGGTCCACGACCTAGGTCACCCACCAACGCGCCTAGCAATGGGTTACGCTGTGGTGTGTTAGCTGTCCTGCGCAGACTCTCATCACGTTGCTTCAAAGCTTGTGCAGCTATAACAGGTGCATGCTTTGTAATGTACGCGTTAGTAGCATCTTGCATACCCTTCATCCAGGGCATTGAACGGCTTAACTCGTATGACGTACGGTTGAGCTGGTCAATGCGGTCTTTAGCGAACGCAATAGGTGCTGCACCTATAAGGTTCAAACCGTACAACAACCCACCAACAATATTAGGTGGACCGTCTTTTTGCGTCTCAGGCAAACCTAATGCACGCTGTGTCTGTGCTACGTATGGTGTGGTGTACTGACGACCGTCACGTGGATCTGTGAACGTAGCACCACCAAAGTAATCACCAGCTTTTTTGAACACACGTTGCAGTGTACCTTCCTCAGGTTCACGGTCGAGTGCTTGCATAGCGTCTTGCAGTGACTGACCTTTGTATCGGTCTTGTGCTTCTGCTGCACGCTCACGGTCTTGCAGGTCTAGCTGCTGTATGAGGCTGTTAATGTGTGCACCACCAGCAGCTACCTGACCATCGATGTCAGGCGGGTTGTAGTCTAGTATGCTGATGTCTTGTGGTTGTGCAGATTCTTCAACACGTGCAGCTTCAGACTGCTCTACAGCAGCTACACCCGCTTTCTCTAGCGGGGCTACAATACCTTCTTGCACTTGTAGTGGGGTCTGCCCTGCTGTCTGCACGAAGGGCGCAGCACTCCGCATCTGACTGACATCCACGGGTGCAAACGGGTCGAATTCAGCAGCAGCATTGAACTGTGACGGTGGTGGTTCAGCAGTCACTGCTGGTGTAGGTTGGTCAGCAGCACGCTGTGGCAGCAACGGCGTACCGGGTGCGTTGTCTGTAGGTGCTTCAGGTGCCTTGAAGTTAGCCTGTACTTTTGGTAGCTCTAGTGTTGGTGGCAGCCGCTTAGCCTGTGTGTCGCCTATGATGTTGGTGCTCATTTGTAGTAGTACACTGTTACTATGTCGATCGTGTTGGCAGGTGGTAAGCTTGGTGTCGTAACGTGGCCTCAGAGGGGCCTAGAAGCCCCAGGAAGGGGTATCTACAGTCTGTCAGGTGCAATCGTACAGGTGGTTGTTTAGAGGTGCCTTGCTGAGCTTGTTGATCGTTATAGTACAATACTACTACCCTCTGTGTGCAACTACGTTAGCCCCCATAGCAGCACACATAGCACAGCCCTTGGTGGTTGCTGTATGCACAGGTCCAGGGCGTCGGCCTAGGTAGTCGTACTGACGACCTGCAAACTTGCCTAGGTTCTCCATGTAGTACTTGAGTGTGGTGCCTGCACCGTCTCGATTCTGTGGATCCAGTACTGCACGTGCACCATATTTAGCCACTTGTTGTAAGCCTACGTTGCCTTGGTTGACAGCTGCTACTAGAGACTCGGGACCTGTGTAAGATTTCACACCTGCTTGGCGTAATCGTAGTTGCAGATAGTCACCAGCTAACTTCATCTGCTGCACAGGGTTCATGTTGCGTATCTGCTCCTGTGTCACGTTGAGGTCTTGTGCTACAGCTTTGCCGAACTGTATGAGCCCTACATAACCCACGCCATTATCTACACTGGGTGAGAACGTGTTAGCAGATTCGTAAGCTATAAGGTCAGCTAACCACTGACCTGGTATGCCGAAGCGTTTAGCTTGGCGGTTGAGTTCAGCGGCTAGTGCTGGATTTTGTTTAAGCTTAGCGTAGCCGTGTGTGTTGCTCTCGTCGTACTTGTAGGCTGATGAACTGCGTGAAGCTAGAGATGGTTGTAGTGGTGTAGCTGGTGTATAGTTAACAGGTATACTGTTTACAGCACGTGACACTGCACCTGTTAAACTACTTGGTGCTTTGTAGGTGGTGACCTTACCAGCAACTGGGTCGAGGTATTGCCCACCACCAATATGTATACCCTTAGGCTGCACAGCTCCTTGTGGTGTGGATACAGTTACAGCACCACCAGCAGTGCGTGGTTGTTTAGTGGGTGCACCGAAGTCTTTGGATGCTAGGTGACCGATGGGGTCGATGGTAGCACCTTTAGCACCCACCTCAAAGTGTAGGTGAAATGACCCTGGTGTGCCTGTGTCACCAGTCAACATCACTGTTTGACCTGGTGCGACACGTTCACCTACTTTGACGTTACGGGCTGAGCCGTGGGCGTAGAAGTAAATCTGACCGTCGTCGCCTTTGATTTCTACACCATTACCGTACCCGCTGAACAGCTTGCTTTCAGTCACAGTACCATACACCATAGACACAGCATGTGTACCTTGTGGTACTGCGAAGTCTGTGCCTTGGTGTTTACGTGCACCACCATCACGAGTAGCACCATAATGCATGTTTTCGTTGTGACCAGGGTCGTACGCTACTTTACCCACATCTTCAGCACGGAACGGCATTGTAATCATTGTGCCCATGTACTGACGACGCGCCAACGGCTTAGCCGGTGCTGACGCGCCACCGTTAAAATTTGGCGAGTTGCCAGGAGGGTATGCAGTGGAAGTGAGTGGTCGTGTAGCTTCAATCTGTTTAAGCTGTGCTGCACGTTCCTTCATCACACCCTCAAGCTCTTTCTGCCGTGCCTGTGACTTGCGTGGGTCGAGGAACAGCCCCATCACTTCAAAGTTCTTGACTTGTTGGTTGTAGGCGTCGGTGTACACTTTGAGCTTGTTTTGCTCAGCTTGCACCTGGTTGTTCATAGCTTGCTCAGCAGCTTGGCGCATCTCAGGTGTAAGCTTGATGCGGTTGCTACCGGGTGCGAATGGCATACCCATACCACGGTTACGCAGCTCCTCCATTACAGAGTGTTGTTCGTCCGTACCTTCGGCTGATGACGCTTTAGCTAACCAGCTTACAAAGCTGTCTTGCTTAGCCTGAATAGCTGCACTAGCTGTCTCAACACGTGCACGGTACGCAGGTACTGTACCTGTCTTGAACTTGTCAAACTCTTTGATATACCGTAGCGCTTCTTTTGCACCAGGGTCGAGGTCTTTAGCTGCATCCAGCTCGGCACGTACAGTGGGTGATAATGTACCAGCAATCGCAATAGCGGATATGCTATCGGCTGAACTAGGCAGGTTAGCACGCTCTTCAGCTATGTCAGATGCTCGTGCTTTTTTGAACTTGTTGTTTAAGTCTAATAGCTCGCCAGCTACACGCGCATCTCGGTTAACATCAACAGGTGTGAACTGTATACCCAGGCTAGCAGCAAGCTGACGTAGCTGGTCGTTAGCTTGACCGGCTGAGATACCACCAGCTTGTGCTTGTACGCGAAGTTTGTCACTAGCTTCGATGTAAGCGCGGTTGCGGTCTGACGTTTCTTGCAGCTTGGCACGTGCGAACACTACGTCGCCGTACGTCTTGCGGAACTCTTCAAGCGTGTCACCCACTAACATTGCTTTCTCAGTTTCACTGAAGCCGGGCAGGCCGTACACTTCTTTGATTTGGTCCTGAATAACAGCAGCTTGCTGTTGTATCTGGTCAGGGTCTGCTGTATCTAGTACTGACATAGCACCTAGAGCGCCAGTGAGCTTGATAAGAACACCTTGCTTCTGCACACGTAGCTGCTCTTTTTTAAGCCCAGCAGCAGACTCCATCTGCTCTTTGATGATACTTTGTTGCTGCTGGTACGCCTCGGGTAGGTACCTCCCACCCAGCTCAGCAGCTTTGTCAGGTTCGATGTCACGAGCTGCAATAAGTCCTGACATCAGGTCACGGTACGCATCGGGTCCTTTAGTACGGAAGCCGTCCTCAGCTAGGAAGTCAGACTTAGCTTTTTCTAGCTCTGGGATGAGTGCAGCAGCATTGCGGTCGCGTTGCTCTTTCTGCGCAGCAAGCATAGCACGTAGCTCGTTCTGTTTGCGTTGTTGCTGTGTCTCAGCAATCTGACCCACAGTAGCTGAGAGCTGTTGAAATTGTTGTGCTGTATTGCGTGCACTGTCTGCTGAAGCACGTGCGGCGTAAGTAGAGGCTTGTGCTATCTGTTGTGCGTTAGCTTCAGCACTACGTGCTAGCTGTGCACCGGCTTGAGCCTGCTCGTTGAGGTTAGATGAGTGCACCTTGAACATCTGCTCAGTAGACTGCTGTGTTTGTTGCAGTATACTGAGCCCTGTGGTGTCTATCTTAGCAAGTGCATCTGGTGCAGCAATGCTTGTTTTGATTGGTGGTGGTCCGTCAAAGCCGATTGGTGTTAATGCCATTATGCGTTGTTCCCTGGGACGAAACCGCTATAGGTGGGTGAGACTACACGTAGTGGTATGCCACCACTAGCAGGTATCCCCATTGTGTTTTGTGTTGGTGCAGCTTGCTGTCGTGTGCCGAAGAACGGACTAAACGAGCTGTAGGCTTGTGCGCCGAGGTTGACATAGTCGAGGAAACCTGCACCACGTGGTGCGTTCTGTGCGCGCTTAAGGCTTGCATCTACGCTGTTTGCAGTTGCAATACCAGACTGCTGCTGTACAGTGTTGATACTACGGTTAGCGTCGTAAGTCTGCTGATTAGACTGTGAACTCAGTGCGTAGTTGGTTAGCTCGTTTAGCTGTGCTGTGTCGAGTGCAGCTTGTTGGTTAGCTAGTGACTTAGCTGTGTCTGTGCGTGAGAACTGCTGTTGCTCACCCACCACACGTTGGTTGACCGCATTAGTGGCACGTCCGAAGTCTACGTTGCTTAGACCCAGTGCAGCGCTAATGTCAGTCATGTCAGACTCGTTCATGTTTTGCACTTCAGCCATGGCTTGCTCTTGGTCCATGTTCAGGAGCTGTGCAAGTCCTTCGACAATAGACCTGCGCGTGTCACCGTTAGCGGCTGTGGCATCACTACCACTCATAGGTCTACGTGATGCGGCTAGCAGAGCTGCTTGCTTCTGCTGCTGGCTAGCTTGCTGACCGGTTTGCATGAGGGCTTGACGTATCTGGTCGTTGACTTGTGCGTTCTTAACGTCAGCAGCACCGAGCTGTTGCTGCTGTTGATTTAGTACTTGTGACTCAGTTACGTTAAGCTCATTGACTTGATTAGCTAGTGCTGTTTGTCCTTCAATAGCAGCTTTGTCGTTAGCATAGTTTTGCTGCACGGCTGCTGACTTAGCACTTATACGCTGTGCTTTGAGACCTGTCTCACGCATAGAGTAATCTGATAGAGCTTGCAGTACGCTCATACTGTGCTGCTTCTGTGCAGTGTCTGCCTGGATGCTGAGAGTGCGTTGCTGTGCCCATGCGCTAGCCTGTGCTTGAAAGCGCTGGTCAGCGGCTGCTTGTGCTTGTGCAGCAGCTTCTTTGTTCTTAGCTGACATACCTGCTATGCCGCTGACCACTCCTAGTCCTGCTGATACGGCTCCCATTAGTTATCTCCTCGCACGTAGCGTTTACTGTTTTGTGGTGTTACGTCAAACTCATAACCTGTAAGTCTGAATGGCTCAGCACCTGCACTAGCTACGTGGAACTGATAGTCACACCCATAGCCTTGCAGTGGGATGCTCTGCTGCACACGTCCCACACTAGACTGAAAGTCAGCTAGCTGTAACATGTCGTTGGGTGAGCGCATCAAGTAACTCGTAATCTCAGGTGTGTTGTAGTCGTTGTAATTACCTGTCACAGTAACTAGTGCAGCGTCTCGTTGCTGCATACCAGGTGTCTGGTAGTAGGCTTGGTTGAACTCAGCTTGATTACGTGTGTCAAACAGCAAGTGCAACTTCTTAAGTCGCTTGAGGCGTCCTAGCGACGCTAAGTTAAACACAGGGCTGGAGTACTGCGAGTGGAATGGTATACCACCATAGTAGTTACTGAATACCTCACCTGGTACGTGCTGTACTGGTGTATAATACGTGCCTGAGTTAATACGACAGATGTTCACGTAGTACGCGTAAGAGTACGTAGAGTCAGTAAGTACGTCTTTACGACGTACCATAGCTGTGAAGGAATTTGCATACCCCGTAAACGGCGGTGCTACAACGTCAGTAAACTCTAAGTTGTCCACTAGTGCGTTACGTTGCCACACTCTAGCAGCAAGTGCTTGGTTTGTAAGCAGAATCAGCGTGTCGTTGAACGGGTATATTTCTAACCCGTCAACAGGCGTAGCAAAACCAGGTGTACTTACGGGTGCTGACACACTACCGTACTGCCGAAGACCCGGTGTCACAGGGTTGATGGCAGGTTGATACGTGCGGTTAGCCAGGTATGTTAGCGCTTCTTCTAGTGGTGGTGTCACAAACGCACCACTCATACTTTGTACGAAATCTGCGTGGTCTGGAAACTCTAGCGAGACAAGTACACGCTCTACCCACATAAGCATGTGAGTGTTAATAGTGAAAGGTTGTTGATATACGTTAGAACCTGCTGTCGCCCACGTAGACCACGCATTCCAGTACAGGTCCAGAACGCAAAGCTTAGTAGCTGTGGGTGGTAGTGCGGTCGTATCTGGCGACAAAGCTATGCGCAACCCCACATACAGTTTGTTAGTGTTCTCGTCGTAGGCTATCCAGTGCTCTTGCTCGTAGTCGCGTATGCGTGCATCGAGGAACAGATTGCGAACCTGTGAGCTGCGCTCAAATGTGCCGTACTCTGATGTGTTAGCTTTGGTAAGCAAGTCAAACACACCAAGTTCGTTAAGGTACAGTATGCTGAGGTTTGTCAACGTGACACAGTTTTGGTTGTAGCAACCGTACGTGCTGATACGCTCAGTGCCGTAGCTTGTAGAACTAAACGACTCACCAGCTGTTACAGCATACACTTCACTACGTGTGAACACAAACAAGTTGTTTTGCCACACTTGCAGTGCTGTGATAGCAGCTACGTTGTTTGTGATGGGTGAAGCTGTGAACGGATCCGTTGCAAGTCCGTCAAGTGCGTCAGTGACTTGAAAGTACGTGTAAGGTACACCGAGGTTGAACGTGTCACCAGTCGCTGAGAGGCTGAGTTGGTCACTACTACCAGGTGGGTTTACCAGTGCTAATCTATTTGCAAACACAACACCGTTTGTGTGAAAGTTACCAGTGTAGTAATCAGATAAACGACCTAAACCTGGTACGGGTATTAAACCGCCATCACCATTAATCGCATTAACAGTACCAAACCAATACTGTGCAGCTCCTGTACCCACCCACTTAGTGTCTTGATTGATGAGCAGTACTTCAGACTCGTAAGTCAGTGAGAGGTTACCTACGTTAGCACTGAAATACTGTGCAAAGCTAGTTGGCGTAGCATTAGCTTGCATAACTAGGTTAGTCACTGACCCAGCAACTACAAGGTTCCACAGATTTATAGCTTGCTCAGTAGGTAAGTGCGGTGCTGAAAACGATATGCTGGCTGGTGCTTTGTTAATCACCACACCAAGTTTAGGTACAGCAATACCATTACCGCTGTTTAGTCGAAGTGCACGCACAGCTGTGAACCACAGTGTGGATATTGTACTGACTGGTTCAATAGTGCCAAACGTTACAAAGTCATCAGTAGGTGTTAAGTTAGAGCCAGTTACAGCTACGTAACGTGAGCCTGAAGACATGCCCCACGCGTTGACTGTAGACGGATTACTGACAGGCAGACCTAGCGTGTTGTTAGCATCTGTAGGTGAGTTCTTGAGTAACAACTGATGTTGCTGACTGCTGCGAAATCGTACGTCAGCGTCTGTAGTCAAGTCAGGCGGCACGGCTAGCGTCTGGTCAGCTACTGTGACGTTGACACGGGACTTAGTCTGTACAAGGTCACGACCATACCACATATCAGCCTCGGCCCACCACTGCCAGGTCACATGTGTGATAACACAAGGACGTAAAGCTGGACTAGCTGGCAGGCTATTTACCACAAAAACACGGTTACCACTAACTGTGATTGAGTTTGGTTTACGTGATATGTCAGCTAGTGGCAAAAATGACTCGTCACGAAACAGGTAGTTAGCTGGTAACGGGTCAAGCCATGTAGGTGCGGTAAACTCACTACCGTTACTGGTTGACGAATACGTGTTAATACCGTCAAACTGCATTACAGTACGAAGCTCGTCAAAAGTAATCTGCACCACAGGGTGATTACCTGTAAAGATAAGCAAGCGTGTATTCTCACCACGTACAACAGTGTAGTTCACTTGTGCAGGTGCTACACGGAACACGTTAGCTTTAGTGAACACAACACCAGGTACTGCGGGTTTTGTGTACGTAGAAGTTTGTGAGTGCTTCCAAGCTTGTACTACTACATCAAGACCGTCGATGTAAACGCTAAACTCACTACCATACTGTGTAACCAGTGACACACTAGGTGACGGCAAACCTGGTGTAGTTTTTGCACTTACAAGTACTGTGCCACGACGACGTACAACAGCACCAGACTCGTCAATAGCGACATTGTGAAACACAGCAGCACTGTCAGGGTCAATAAACTTAGCAGCATTACTGAGGTTGAGACCTTTGAAAGGTCCTAAGAACGGTCCTTGTAGTTGCTCAGTCATTACGTGCTCCAGATGTCACTAGACAGTAACTCACTTTTACGTGACCGTAGCATGTGTACGTACTGCTCAAAAGTACTTAGCGTCTGGTTAGCTGATGCGCTGTCAGCTGTGTGACGTATGTGCATTAGATATTCTGTGTAGTACATGATAGCTTGCAAGAAATCGTCAGGTAACAAAACTTGTGCAGAACCAAGTAACGTAACAGGTATAGCAGGGTAGTTCAGCACAAGAATACGCAAGTTACTTACTAAAGCACTACTGAACTGTGGGTATAAACGTACCTGAGAGTCAGTGTATGGTGCCCAATAACAAGGACGAGCAGATGGTGGCGTGACAGAGGGTTCTAAAATTTTAGCAGCAGACCACAGGTTCATACGCTCTTGAGGTTGCAGCAAGTACTTTTCACTACTTGTCACCCAGGCGATTCCTAACACTTGTTGCACTGGTGGTGTCAGTGTTACCAACCCACCAGTGATACTTGTGACAGTACGCTCTTGCAACAAGTGCGGCCAGCGGTACAGTGCACTAACATGGCGTAACGCGCTCTTATATGCAGCAAACACTTTACGAGCAACAGGGTGTGACTCGTAGCTAACAGGGTTTTCGCCTATGTTAGTTAGGACCTCGTTGCATATCTCAAGCAAGGTAGCCATGTCAGTAAACCTATACGATAGTGTTAGACGTGTGAACTAGTACAGCGCACTCTGGGCGGAAGATCTTCGTACCGTACACGTTGCGATCAACCATAAGGTTGATTTGCATAGCGTTCTCGAACGACTGGGTGATCTTCGGCTTAGACGGTGTCACCATGGCTGCCCACTCTTTGTGACACATTAGACCTGTGATGACAGGTGCACTGTTACCAGTGAAGGTAGCGGGCAACGAGGCGATGGCTTCGTTCTTGGGCAGGTACCGTGAACCTGTAAAACCAGGCGTAGGCTCGGGGTTATCCTTACCGTTCAACCAACCAGTAGCACTGTTCTCAGTAATAAGGGCAGTAGAGATGATCTTAACGCCGAGGAGCGTACCAATCATACCGTTGCTAATAGGCTTGTTATTGATAAAGTCTACGCTGATGAACTGAGGCACAGTCATCAATTGCGCCTCTTGGATGGGGTCTACAAAGTACATCAACTCGTTAGCTGGTACGTTAGCGCGGAGGAGTTGTGCGCGTGCTCGCAGAAAAGTAGCCAGGTTCATTTGCTGACCGTTACCAGCAATAGTACCAGTACTGGAAGCATAGATGCTAGATAGTGGGTTAGCCATAATAGCAGCACGCAAACCGAGCAGTGCACCAGTCATGTCCTTGTCAATAGCGTATGCCATAGAGCGCAGGTACTCTGCACGTATGTCATAGCTGCTAACAAGGTCGAGGTAGGCATCGAAGCCGACTGCACAATAGCGGTCGGTATCAATTTGAATGATAAGCTCGTTATCATCATTAGCCTGAATACTGACAGGCTGGTCAACAACTTTGTCAGTGATACGCAGCTCAGACGTGCGCGGGATGTGAAACGCATCACCTTTCTTGAGCAAGCCGGTAAATTGCCGTGCCATCTCAGTGGTCACGGTACGTGCCTGCAAGAAAGCAATCGTCTCCTGCAGCCACTGCTCAGGAATGAATTGCTGACTGTTGAGAGGTGATACGCTAGGGCCAGTGAGTTGATTAGTAATGCCAGACATGAGTAACGTCCTATCCTATTGTGTACAGTGCACAGTTAGTGCATTGTTTACTTAAGGATCTACGCGACCTTCTGCATAGGCTTTAGCAACGTCAGCTTCAACAGCTTTATAACCTGCTACATCAGTTGTCATTAGTTTACGAAGCTCAGCAGCACTGTAACGCTTAGCGCTGACAGGTACATCCGACGCACCTGTAGCTGTTTTATTGCGCTTGCTGCTTGACAGCTTGTCCCACAACACTTGCAAACCGTCTAACGTGTCGTACTTAGCAACTACATCAGGGTACTTAGCTGCGTACTTGTTGATAGTATCAACGCGTCGCTCAAACTCAGTATCGTTAACAGACCAAGCTGCTTGCAAGTTACGACGAGCCTCAATAGCTGCAACTTCAGAACGCATTGCTACAGTTTCTTCGTGCAGCGTAGTAAGCGCTTCATACCGTTGCATAGCTTCGGTAAGGTCTACACCCACCATCTGCTTGAACTGTTCAGCAAACGCTTTGAACTCTGGTGTGCTACGGTCTAATTCAGGCACAGCAGGTACATCGTCGTCGTCACTGTCTAAGCCGGGAAGATCTGAACCGTCTAGAACAGGCGGTGTTTCACTAGACGGGACCTCCACTGCTGGTGGTGCCAAAGTCGAGTCCACCTCCACTGCTGGGGTTTCCAAAGCTTGGTCCTGTGGTGCTGTCATTGACTGCTGCTCCTAGTAGGGATTGTAGTTGTGCAGGGTCTACACCGTCTGTGGGTACACCTAAGCTCTCCATCATACCTTGACCACCATCTGTTTGTAATTGCTGCTGGATACCAGCTTGTGTGGTTACGTTGTCTAACGGCGTAGCTGGTGCTTGCATTTCAGGTGCAGCCTGCACTTGTTCTTTTTTGATGTAACGTGACGGTTGAGGAAACCTCATCTGCCGAAGTACGTCAGTTAGGATTGCTCCATAATCTAACCGCTCCGACATCTGAGGAGCTCTACTAGTCACATCCAACAACTGCAATATGTCGCTTAGCGTTCGTTGCGTCTGCACCACGTAAGTAGCACCTAACGGTCGTAACGCGTAGTCATATTGCAGCATGTCAGGTGTTACTGGGTAGAACGCTTTGACATCAGAGTCAGGCATTAGTACTTTAACAACCTGAGGTGTTGCAATATGCTGGCGAATGAGTGTAAACACTTTAGCCAGCAGTGGCAGTGTAGCTTGGTCTTCAATGCGCACATGTACGGCTGATAGACGGTTACCACCACTATCACGCACTGCTTGAATTTCTTCTGCTGTCACACGTTCACCACCACGTGGCTGACCTGCACCAACTAAAGGACCAGTACTAGTAGCACGGTCAATGTTAGAATGCAGAGTAGCTTCTTCACTATAGGTGACTGTGAAGTTAGCGTTACCTAGATCCATTGGTTGCAACGAGCCATGCTGTGCAACAGGAAAGATAGCACCTGGTTTAATTTTAATGTCCTCACGTGTTAGGATACCGTCCTCGATAAAAGTGAACATCTTAGCAATGTGCATAATGATGTTGTCGAGCCGTGAGTTCGTGAGAACGTTCAGCACATGCAGTTGACCCAGTAGTGGGTGCAGTGGCGACATACCGTAAATGCTGTCACGGTTAGGTAGCAGTGAGCACTTAACGTAGGGGTTGCCACACCAATATTCACTGTCTGCTAAGCGTACCAAAGCGCCATTAAACAGCACAGCGTGTACGCACCAGTAATGCACCCCACCAACGAGCATAGGACCGTAGTACTCTACAGTCTCGTACGTATCACGGTCTGACTGTGCAGACTTGTCACGAGCTGGGTCATTGTCCACACTAGGTTCGTAACCGTCAATAGCGTCATCGTCTATTGTGTAGTAACCCGTGTCAGCTTCGTACTGCAATTGACCACGTGTAAGGTGGAGGCGACGATACACACCACAGTCAGCTAAGCGGTCTGATGTGTCAAGCCACACATCAAGCGTGGACACAGCTTCAAGGTCGAGCGTAGACACTTCTGTGTTAGTAACTACAGTACCAAGGAAGTCTTCGGTGTGAGAAAACGTACGTGTCAACCGTGTATCCCAACCTACTTTAACGTACCCAATGCCATACAGTATAAGCTGGCGGTAGAAGTCGTCACACACATCACGTACACGTGCACGCTCTAGAATGTCTTTAGCGAGCTCTTTGACTACGCGTGCTTCTTCGTATCGGTCAGGTTCAAGTGACGCGAGGTCGAACCAGTCGTCAGAGGGGAACGTAGCACCCTTGAAGTACGCGACCAGTGTCTCTACAGCTTCGAACGTCTTACCCACGTTAACACGATGGTGCCAATCAGCAGCACGACCTGTAGCTTGTGATGCTTTACCACGTGAAGCATCAAGGTCTGCTTTGCTGCTGCGGTACAGCTCGTAGGTCTCATCCCACACACTGGATACAGCATCACGATGTCGCTTAGCAGTGGAGAAACCACGCTTAATAGCTGCTTCAAAGTCTGCTACGGTATTCTTGCTGGTAAAAGCTGTAAGTGGTGTAGGTGTTTTGAGCATTGTACTAGTAGATACCTCCGTAGCGGGCATTGTAAGTCTGTGTACTTTGTAACTGTCGTTCTTCTGACCCTGGACCCAGCTTACGTACTGTCACATGTTGCTTAGTAGGCTGGTGTGTGCTTTCGATGACTACTGCAAAAGCATCTGGTGGGTCATCACGTACTGATGAGCGTCCGAAGAAATGAAATGTGTTCATAACGTGACCCATCGGCTTGAGTGCGGTAGAGAACAGCACGTTTTCTGCTGTGAAGTAAGGACTGAGCTGGTGCTCGATTCGCTTCTGCTTGTTACCGTGAGGTTTGTAGTCTATTAGACCACACTCTATCTGCTCATCACGCAGTGCTTTTAGAACTAGGGGCTTAAGAAGCTGTTGGAAACCTATAGTCTCAACCGCCCCGCGTCTGCAACGCCACTTCTTAACTAATCGCACATACTCAGATACGATCTTTTCTGTGGGGTAGTGACCTACGCTAGCGTCAAGTAGTACAATCTTGCCTTGGTACGTTTTACCACCTACCATAAGGGCACTGTAATCGCTACGCACACCAACTGTGCTAGCCGGGTCAAGTGCTATGAACGGTTTAACCCAATCAGACTGACCAGTATTAGGGTCTACAAAGCTAACATAATCTGATGTAACGTTCTGCAAGAGCTGATCAGCACTGATGTACTGGATTGCACCTGTGTCGAGCACCTGCAAGGACTTGCTAAGCACTAAGTTCAGGTACTGAGCTTCGAACACACCAGGTGACTCTGACAGCTCAGCGCGCATCTGGCGTTCCATCTTTTCAGTGAACTTGCTCCACAAGTAACCAGCACTGTTGTCTACACCGTTGCGGTAAATAGAGCGTATAAAGATTGCAATGTCAAGGTCAGCAGCTTGTTTTTTGAGGAACGTGTAGTAATCTTCAGGTTCGTAGTGTGTACCAGTTACGATGAACTGGTCACCTAGCAACTCTGTCATTCGCTTACCGCTAGGCGTTACACCACACACAGACTCGTAACGAATCTTGGTGCGGATAGAAGCCATGTCGTTAGCCCATCGATGTACACGTCGCGCCTTCTCAGGTGTGGACGAGTTGTCCATGTCCACCACATCGTCCATAAACACTAGGTCGTAGTGCTGTCCGGTGGCTTTAGAACCCACAGACGTGGTAGCGATAGTAGCCTCTTTGCGACGTACGTCACGCAGCATCTGAAGCTGCTTAGTAGTCCAGATAACTTTCTTGTCGTCAGCTTCTGTCTCTTCAACTAAGCGCCGTTGCGCTTTATCAAGTGGTGGTATGAGGTTGCCACGAATGTGTGGTCGTGCATTCCACACAGTGCGTTGCAGGTGCTCATCTTCGAAGTAAGCACGCAGTTCACGAATGAAGCTCTCAGCCAGCTCACGAACGTTAGTAGCGTGTAGTATGGCGATGTTAGGGTTGCGGTAAACACGCCACATTTCGTAACCCACAACAAGCGTGGATTTGAGGTGACCACGTGGCATTTGCAAGATAGCATTAGCTGGTGGCTTGCCGTCAGGACCCAGCTTAGACTCTGTGATTCTCTCCCACACAGCTTGCAGCTTAGGTGTGAACATGTTTTGCTCCCATAACTGTGGAGCCTGTAACACCAGCACGTAGTTAAAGTGACAGGTGTCAAAGCTGTCAGGACCACCGTGGTAGTCAATCAGCTTAAAGAATGCCCAGCAGTCATACAGGGCTTCTATCTTCAATTCGATGCTGGGTGCTACAGTCATAAGTTACACAGGGAAGTCAGTAGACTCAGTCAACAGCATAGCACCAATCCACATAGCAACTGTGTTACCAGCTACGCCAGTTGCGTTGAACGCAATACAACCAGGAGGCGTGTTAGCCAATGCAGTTAGCGTGGCTGCTGAAGCACCAATTTTGGTGACAGTGGGTGTGCCAATAAAGGACAGTACACCATTCAACACACGTGCTGCAATGGTTACGTCGAACACAGCACAGTCAGCGGTGACGTTGCTATTATAACAGACTTGACCGCGCAGTGCGACGGTAGAATCTGAAATACCCTTGAAGCGGTAATTCAGTTGACCATCGATGAACAACTCTTGGGCACCAGGCACGTTACGTGTGCGGCTTTTCAGCACGAACTCTCGGCGTACTTGCGAGTTAGTGGGATGAGCCAGCCCAGAAAATTGCTCGGTCAGTTGAAAGCCAGCGGTTGCTTTGTCACCAGACAGAGCAGCCATGTTAGCGAGTGGGATAGTTGCCATCTTAGTAGCCTCGGTTAGGGTTGAGTAGTGAACGACGACGCGTGGGTACGCGCTGTCGAAGGAGTCCTAGCATTCCACGTTTGTTAGACATGTCGTCTAGCGCTTTAGCTTGCGCAGCACCACGTTGTGCGTCCACAAGCTGCGCTTGCTCGGCTGTCGTAGCGTTAGCTTGCTTGAGCAGTTCAGCATCAGCCGTAGCTTTTTGCTTAGTAGCTTCAAGCTGCTGGTTAAGCGTAGCTAGTAGCGAGCTGCTGTTTTCTTGCTGGGAGCGGAACTGGTCGTTCATACCAGCAAGTTGCTGTTGATAAGCGTCTTGCTGTGTCTTGAGTTGCTGCTGTAACTGAGTTTGAAACGCAAGGTCAGACTCGCTGGGTCCGGTTGGTGTTACTGGTGGAGGTGTGAAATTGGTTTGCTTGACTTTGGGTTTTCCGCCCATTACGTTCTCCTAGTAGCTGTTTAGCTATGCTGCGTGTTTTACTGAGCGGGTTGTAACGCCACCCAAACCCAGGGGGTCGTGTTGTGCGTCGGTCAAGTGTGGTAGATGGGGGCGTCTTCATGGTAGGTTAACCGGTAACGAGCGTAGGTCTTAGGCAGCTTAGTATAAACAATGTACAAATACTTTTCGTAGCGGTTTAGTCTGTTAACGCGGTAC